TAACATTCCTGTTCCAAAGCTTGCAACAACTTCACGGCCTTCAAAGGACATCACTTCATCAGCAAAACCTTTTTCAACCGCTTCTTCAGCACTCATGAAGGTCTCATTTTTCATCATGTCGATGATAACAGATTCTTCAAGGCCTGTTTTAGATACATAGGCATTAACAATGGCTCGGTCGCTCGCTTTTAAAGCATTTGACGCTTTCTCCAAATCATCGCTATTGCCTGAAACCCATGGTAATAATGCTTTATGGATCATAATTTGAGCAGTTGGACTAATACAGACCTTATCTGCTCCCATGATTGCGACACTTGCAGCACTTGCAGCCATCCCAGTCACTTCAACCGTGACACGCCCAGGATAAGAACGTAATGCAGTATAGATTTCACTCCCAACAGTCACTAAACCACCGTTTGAGTTAACCTCTAGTACCACATCGCTTCCATCTTCTGGGAAAGCATCAACCACAGATTTAGCACTGACCGCTTCCATCCCAAAATAATCATAAACTTCTTGTTGATTATTCGAGATCAGCGGTCCCTTCATCTTGATTCTCTTTGGCATCTCTTGTCTCACCTCCTTTCATTGCTTGATACTCTTCTTTTTTATCTAAGAATACATAGTTCAAACTAGATAGGTAGCGGTCCATATTTGGATCGCTCGAACGTTCTTTACCAAGCTCAATGAGCGCTTGGTTCGGTGTCAGGATTTGATTGTTAACAAGTTTCACCAACTCATCAACATTACGACCTGTAACGCTACGAGTATCAAATTCAACACGATATTTCCTACGTTCATCATCATCTAGCACTTTTAGACCTAACTCACTAGTGATTGCGTCAAAATAAAAAGGAAGGTCGTTGGTAACGTAATCTTCCGTCAACTGAGCAACAGACTGGTTTGGACTGTTCACTCCCAATTTAAAGCTAGGGACTCGCAAAGCTTTAGCGATTTGGGCAGTTGAAAAGTTATTTGACGTAATCAACTGCAAGACATTAGTATCAATTTCAAGAGGGGTATACTCTTGAGTATCGTCAAATACAAGCGGACTTCCACCAGTTGAACCTTCACGCATTTTCTCGAAATCCATACGTGCTTTTTGCCTAGCTTCACCGTTCAACTGAGCGCCTTTAAGTTTAATAATTCCGCTTGAAAAGCCATCACGGAAAAACTTAATTAAGGTGTTAATTCCACCATTTTGGAGACTGATTTCATCTCCAAGAGACAACAATGGAGAGCGTCCAAGTATCGTGTCATGACTGAAGAATTTCCAATGAATAACATCATCAGACTCACACCTTATATCTTTGCCACTCAACTGATCACGGAATGTATATATCAGTTCGTGGTCATTGGTTTCTTCAACTGTCGTTTCAGATGGCCTAAAGAATTGAAATTCCATCGCTCTTCCAGTTTCTGGATCTCGAAGGATACGAGAAAATGAATTTCCTGTCAAAATTGTATTGACTGTCATTGCGAATTTCCACTGTCTAGCCGAAGCATTCCCAGTTGCTTTCACATTTAGAAGATAATTCATATTCTCGTCTATCTCAATATTTCCCATTAAATCTTTTTTTAGCAGAGGGAAACGTGCCACATCACCAGCGATAATAGATACTGCAGTCAAGACATCACTATTTTTTAAAGCCTTAATACCAGTATATTCAGGGCTTGAATTAGCTGATACCACCGATGATATATAATCGTCATAAGATAATTTTGATGATCCTAAAGATTGAAAAAAAGCCATTAGATTCTCACCTCCTTTCTATTTTTGGGTACAAAAAAAGCACCGATTGGTGCTTCTTCTATTCTTTCCATAAACCGTCGCCATAAGATACAGTATAAGGTCCATCATTTTTAACCGTGTAGTATAAAGTAACACTTGCTTTCATTCCAGCTGCTAATGTTTGAGGGATGTTGTTGTGGTATGTTTTAGCATTAAAAATCCCTATTTCTGATTTTGAATCATACACATTAAAAGACTGGAAGTTAACCCTCAAAGGATTGTCAGTTGTATTTTCTAACACGACGTCAATTGCTATCTGTTTATAACCAGATTTTACATCAAGCATTTCTACATCCGATGCATCGTAAATTTTATTGACAGTTGCTTTTGAACCATCGCTGAATTTACCACTATCTCCTAATTTAAAACTATTTTTAGTTTTAGTTGACGGTTTATTAGCAGATTCGATTTTACTAGAAGATAAATCCGAAGAGGGAGATGGTGTTGTTGAAGACGACGTATTTTGTTCAGTACCAGTTGCATTATAATGAATGTCTTTATCCTTAGCACTATAGTATACATTATGCTTTGCCAATGCATTTGTCAATTCAACATAATGTGAATCGACTACAAAAACCATAATCATAAGAAAAAAAGAAAGAAATCCAAACAATATGGTAGTCCAGAATAAAGGCTTTTTATAAACTGGACGTTCTGGTTGTTTAACTTGTTCTTTTGTCATATTAGACACCTCCTAAAATTAACTCATTCTACCAAATTTTAGGATTTTTTTCAACATCACTTCGTTTTATCAATATATGCACCTATCAGGCACAATATCAATCCTGTAGTTATGTAACCAAAAACTTCACCTATCAAGAAAATACCATAGATAAAGAAAGACAATCCAACTAATAGCAAGATTGTATGTATTTGATTTAAAAATCTCAAAACAGCGAATCTCCTTTCAAAATTTTCTCATTCGTCCAGTATCCTGTACCGTCGAACGGTTCCAGGTAACAAGCGGCATACGCATCTAAAAGAGCGTCCAGCGGGTCGATTTTATTGCTATTTTTATTCTTATCAATCCTCATACCATTATTATCAACTCTGGTATATGCATTATTGATTGCCATAGTTAGCAACTGATTTCCACTGTGTTTTATCTTCCCTAATCGGACATCATCACGGAATTGTTTAGTAGGCATGTTCAAAACCATGGTGGTCTGTGGTATTTGCGTCAAAGGCCACTCAGGATGTCGTTTCTCAATCATGGTCAATAACGAACCAAATTGATAAGGGTCAAAAAATATCCCTTGTAATTCCCAATCATTCTCATAAACCATTTCTTCAATCTTTTCTAAAACACGCTCATCGTCGATAACCCCACTTTCAAGAGTGGTAATCTCACATTCACCCATTCGCTCAAGATTGGTGTAAGAAACACCATCTCGTTTTTCTTTAGCAATCAGACCATACTTGGTAGCAACAAACGAAAAGCTATCCGCATACCAGTAATCGTCCATCATGACCATTGGAGAAATGGAGAATAAGTCACTCGACCTACCTACGTCAACACCAATCCATACTCTACGTTTTCTTGTGTCTGGTCTATCAATCTTAGCTTTAGACCAACTTTCTTTATCCATATAAGACTCTTCAGAGGATTGTCTCCACATATTAAAGTTCTTAACCAGAACTTCATTCACCGTTCCAGTTTCAAGTGATACCTTCCTACGTTTTCGTAGATAGGCTATCATCTTATCACGGAGTGCTTTAACTTCAAGAATTGGATTTGATTTTATCCAGTTGGCTTCATCCGAAATTTCCTCTTCATTGTCCTGTTCAGCAATAAATGCAAAGTATTCATCATTCTCAACTTCTTCATCCAAAAGTTTTTCGATATACGCATACTCGATTGTGTGCATTGGCACGTTCAAGTCCAATCCAGCTGTTGAGATTATCAAAATTAACGGATTATCTAACTGCCCTTGACCAGATTCCAACAATTCAATCATTTCATTAGTTTTAGACGCTGCAAACTCATCTAAGATACCAACATACGGTTCAAATCCATCGACTGCCCCTGTATCACGGGAAAGTGGTCGTATATAGGATTCATCCACTAAATTTCTTAATTCTTCACGTACTCGTTTAGTAGCCTTGCGCACATCTTCATCTTGCGCCCTTAAAGCATCTAATTGCTTACGAGCCATATCGAACGCTATTTTTGCTTGTGTTTTATCGTTTGCTGTACAAAACAATTGTCTTGACATAGCTGGGTTCCATCCAAATAAAAACTCGTACAGGGCAATCCCTGCAACGAGAATGGTCTTTCCGTTCTTTCTGGCCAAACTGATTAAAGCTTTTTTAAATCGTCTAATCGATGTATCAGACTTTTTCCTCCAACCATACAGATTACTCAAAATGAATTTTTGAAAATCTGCCAGTGGATAGGGTTTTCCAGTCTTAACATCTGGGAGCATTTCAATAAAATCTATTGGATTTTTAGCTTTGTCAGGTAGATAAATATATGGAAAATCTTCATCATTCATACGCTCTAAATCTCTTAAATGACGCTTACAAGCTTTTATAACTTTTTGGCTCGCTATGATTTCGCCATTCACTACTTTTAAAGCATATTGATAAGCTACATCTTCCACATAATCACCTCCTAACTGCCGAACTTATCAAAAATACTCTCTTTCTTTTCTTCAACTTGTGGCACGAATAACTTCATGCGACTATCTACGGTTAATCCCAATTGCGATGCTGCTCTTGATAGATTAGTAGTAGCACGTTCTAAACTATACAACATCTTATTTGGTAGAACCTTACCCTTTTCTGTTTCATAAACATATCCTTCCTTTTGCAATCCACGAGAGATTTCTTTGTAGACTGCATACCAGGTACAATATGTTTCCAAGACTGCTCGATCTAGGTTTCTTAGGGGTAGCTTTCTAAGGTCTTCAATCACACGTTTATATTCTGCTTTTGCAATTGCATCGAAGTGTTTTGGTGGAGTTAATTGCAAAGCGTCCAAACCGTCAGAAGCCTTCTCCTGTATGGTTTTTTTAGCTATTTTTTCTTCTTTCGTCAGATGACTTTTAGTCGTTTCGACTATCTTCATTTTTCGTCCCATGAGACACCTCCTTTACATCGTTTTTTACAGTTAAAACATTTCAAAAACGGAATTTTTTGCACGGAAGAGGGCAGCGTTCTTATTCCCGAACATTATATACCCCCGTTCAAAAACAAAGGGGGTATTTCCGTACAAAATCAGCCGTATTTCCTTACGTTATATCTATTTAGATTGCTGTTTCATTCGTATTTAGATATCTAAACTCACATTGTTTACATCACATTTACACTCAAAGAAACTAAAAAGAATATCTTTCTTCGATTGCTTTCTTATCGTTGCATCTCTTGCAACTTGCTTGCAGGTTGGTGCGATCTAATCGTCTCGACCAATCTCTCTTAACACTCACAATGTGGTCAGTCATTGTTGCTTCATCTCCACACATCGCACAGACATAATCAGATTCAAGTAAGACTTGCTTGCTTGTCCTTCTCCAGATAGATGAATTATAAAACCTCTTCACATCCTTGTCGTATTTCCAGCGAGTACGATTATATTCTGTATACTCATCGTTTCGTTGGTCGTAGTCTACTGAGGTTCTTCTGCCACCAATCATTATTAACTTCTTTGGTTTCATGCAATCCTTTCAAAAATAAAAAGCCACACGATGTGCGACCTTTGTAAGACCTCTCATAAGAACGACAGGACTCGAACCTGCAACCAATAGATTAAAAGTCTACCGCTCTACCAATTGAGCTACGTCCCTACTGCAAGGCGACTACTACCTTGCTTGTTAATTAGGAATCTATTTTGAAATACTTTCTTTTTTTATTTTTTGTAGTCATTAACAACCTCTGAGGGAATCAAACCCTCTAGCTTATAACTTATCTAGGATATAAGTAGCTACGCAATCATGCAAGGTCCAGTCGATAAGCCGACCTTCTAATAAGTTAATGGGTGATATATTGACGCTCACCCTTAATTCTTGATACTACCATTCTAACAGATTTTAGACTTCATGCGCACTCACTTTAGCTCACTTTGTCTATGATAGTCTCCTCTAGTTCAGACTCAGCCTGTTTGCGTAATCTGTAATAAGTTGCCTTACTAATTCTCAAATTGTCGCAAATATCCTCAATGTAAGTCTTAGTAATGTAAGTCATTCTAAGAACAGACCTGCTTTTTGGATTTTTAAGCATGTTGATCATTCTACCTAGTTCAAGTTTCCTGTTAATAACTTCCTTTGTATCCTGTTCTATAGCCGTTTTCATCACTACAAGCTGAGTATAGACGTCATCAACTTTTCTAGTCTGTCCGCCTTGGACTTTGACATCTGACCACTTGGGACTTGAGAGCAAGCCTGCCTCAAGCTCATTGATTTCATCTATACGGCTTTGAATGTCCATGTCAAGGTCTTGTAATTCTTTTAATAGCTCTTTAGCCTTGTTCACTCTCTATCTCCTTTTGTGGTATAATAGTCTTTGCAATAACTATTAGCTGAGACATAGAGTGTCTTGGCTTTTTTTATTCTATTCTTTTACGTATCTATCTTAGTAGTGGCTTGGTTTGTTTATGTTGTCAATTATTTCTGGTCTCATTCCTTATCCTCCAAAAGCTCAGGGTTCTCATATACACTCCCCATAACCTCGCAATCATTATGTCGTAGCCACAATTCACATCCGTGTTGTTTGGATTCAAGACGATATGCTCCACCACGATGTCTTACAACCTCGTAATAAATCGATTCAGAATAGACATCCTTAGACATTTTGACTATGTCGCCTTCAAAGATAATCTTGCCACCCCTATCAACCATATCTGTTGATTGCATGAGTTCGATTTCGTCAAAATCATAACAATATATATCTCTATCGTCTGGTAAACCATTCTCAAAATAAACTTGTTGTGTCACTATTTCTTTATTTTCGTAGTCAATAGTAAGAATGTCATCTGAAAAAACCATACGTTTTTCTATTTTTACGCACACTCTAAATTTTGGTTTCATAATCTCACCTCGTCTCCAATCCTTAAAGATTCATAGTTTGTTTGAGTAACTACGAAAATGCCATAATTTTTAATAGTGATTGTATGCAGGTCGCCAATCTTTTCCTTGTGGACGACTCTTCCTTTGATTTCTGCGCCTTGATTATCAGCTTTATAGACGATCATCGGGCGCTTTTCTTCTAGTTTTTTAATGTGGATACTCTGCCATATATTTAATCCAGCAGATAGCAGAATCCAGATTGCTATGAATCTTTTCAATCTGTGACCTCCTCAACAAGAATGTAAGTTCTTTCTTTGTTTATTTGTTCGTAACGTGCAACTTGGTAACCTACAATGTTTATTTTTGCCTTACCACCTGTTGCTATTTTGGCTTTTTCAATATATTCATTGAGTCTCTCCACCGCCAGCTTTTCTTCGTCGTCAACGAACTCCATGAACACTCTCATCACTCCACCTCCTCAATCTCAATCCCCTCACAATCGAACACCCATCCGAATCCAGCTTCTTCGAGTTCTTTGCGAGTAAGTTTAGAATACGCTCTGCTGCTGTAGAAAAAAACAGCATTCTCATCAGGATTGTTCATAATGTACTGACCAGATGATTTAATCTTAACCAAATACCTCTTATCTTCATCGACCTCGTAGCCGTCAAGCCAAGCTCGAGCGACTTTGTTGTAAGCATCCTGTTCATTCATCAACCACTCATTGTATTGTTTATTAAAATTCTTTTCTCTGAGCGCATCATACAACGTAGCGTTCTGTTTCTTGTAATACTCGATAATTTCCGCCACAAACTTCTTAACTTTGACTTTTCGCGGTTCGTCTAGTTGTTCCAAGTCTTCTAGAAAAATTTGACGAGCTAGTTCTCCTGTTTTACTATTCCACTTCCCCTCATATCTTTTGTATTTCTCAATTAATTCCTTAACATTCATCTTCCAACTCCTTAACTTATCTTATGGCTTTCCAGCTCTCCAAATTCATGCCCTTGGTTTACAAAATACGAACCAATCAGAACCGCATCTGCCTCGTCATCTTTGACGTTCAGGTCGAATTCATAAGACACCTTGGCAACGGCCTGCAGCTTCATCGATTTTTTGCTACGGTCTTTGTAACTAAAC